ATGAGCGTCGTCGACCGCGCGTACAACGCGATCAAGGGCCGGACACGACTGCGCTGGAACGGATCGGCCTGCGAAATCCAGCTCGGCTGCACCGACTCGCCGTGGCGGCCGCTCACCGACACGCTCGTCCAGATCCTCACCGCCAAGGTCGGGATTCCGCTCCGGCATGACGACGCGCGGTCGGTGTACCGGCGGCTCTGGGGCGACATCATGACCGCGGTGTCCGCCTCTGGGCGCATCAACCCCGAGACCGGAAATGACGAAACCCCCCGCGTCGTGGTGGTCGCGGGGGGCTTCGAGTCGGCTGCTAGCAACCGGGATGCCAACACCCATTCTAGCAGCTCACAGGCGGTTTCGGTACTGCGGCCGCGCGACGGTCGCGTCCAGGTCACGATGCCGTACTCGGCCGGAAACCGTTCCTGGATAAGGGAAATCTGTGGAAGCCGCACTCGTCCCGTGTGGAACAAGGCTGAGCGACGATGGGAAATCGCCCGTGCCCACTTCCGCTTCATCGCCGAAGCCCTCGCCGACCGGTTCGGCGCCTGCGACGTCTACCTGGACATCGCCACCCGCACGGTATGCACCGCCGCGTGCCGAGACGCCCGCGGCGAAGAGTGCGACTGCTCCTGCGAAGGCCGCAACCACCGCGGCCTGGACTTCATGCTCCAGTGGATCGACCTCGGCTCGGTTTTGATCGGCGTCGACGTGAAGCGCGTCCACCGACGCGTCGTTCGTGGGGGTGGCGCGTGATCGAGTACCCGACCTCGCGCGCCGAGCGGGAGGCGTTCCTGGATGCTGTCCTTGGTGACCAGGCGCACGGCGAGCACGCCGCCGACGCCTACGCCGTGGTTGCCCACGGATACAACGGAAAGCACGTCGACGGGCGCTACGTGTTCAGCCCGTCGGCACCGGTTGATTCGTTCTACGCCTGGCCTGCCGAGCGGGACAAGCTGCTCGACGACCTCGACCAAGTCGACGCCCTCGTTCAGCTCGGCGAGCGCGTCGACTCCTACCTGGTCCCCGTGTTGCGGTGGGGCACCGCGCCGAACAAGCACGGCGTGAACGTGCGCCACCGGCGCAAGGTCAACGGCACGGACCCGGCCGTGGTTTGGGCCGACCTCGACGGCGAGGTCACCGATCACGCGCTGCTGGAGAAGCTCGACGCCGTACAGGTCGAGAGCGGCAGCCGCGGTCACCTGCACGTCTACGTGCAGCTCGACCGGCCCGTCGCCGTCGTCCAGGCCGAGGCGCTGTCGAAGGCGCTGGCACCCGCGCTCGCCGGGGACGCCGGGGACTCCAAGCACTCGAACAACTCTCTACTCCGGCTGCCTGGCGGCTTGAACGGCAAGCACGGCACGCCGGTCCGTCTCGTCCGCGTCGCGGGTAAGCGGTGGGCCCCGACGGAGCTGGCCGCGCTGCTCGGCGTCGACTTGGACGCCGCGGCGCGGGTGACGCCGGCCGCCAGGGTCGAGCCCGTTGAGGGGGTCGCGCCGCCTGCCGAGCTGCCTAAGCTCGTGCGGACCGCGCTCGCGGCGCCGCTGCCGTCGTTGGGCGGTAAGCCGGATCGCTCGGCCGGTCACCAGCGGCTCGTGGAGTCCTGTGCGGAAGCTGGGCTCTCGCTCGGCGAGACGGTGTCGGTGGCGGCCAGCTACCCGCCGTCGGTCGAGAAGTTCGACGGCCGCCTGGCCGCCGAGGTCGCGCGGTCGTTCGCGAAGGCGTTGGAGCGGATCGACCTGCGCGCCGCCGCTGCGCGAGCGTGGGTCGACACGCGGCCTGGCGGCGCCCATTGCGCGATGCTCGGCAAGCAGGTGCTGCACGTGCTCGATCACGGGCAGAGCCCGGTCGCGATCCGGGAGATGGTCACCGAGCGCGTGATCCGGCTCATGTGGCTCGCGCGACAGCACGGCTGTCCTGGGCTCGCCGACGCGCTGACGCTCGTGCGAAAAGTCGCGGAGTGGGAAGTAGACAGCGAGCTGGCCGACCTGCTGGTGCACCGGGCGCTTGGCTCGCGCGAGGTCGCTGCCGAGGTTCGCAAGCCGACGCCGGAGCGGCTATGCGAGCACCGCCGCGACGGGGACGACGGCGAGGACCTGTGGACCCGGGAGCAGGTCTCCGTGGCTGAGGAGCCGACGCCGGAGCCTGACGAGCCGCCAGCGCCCGCTCCGACCTCGGCGCCGCCGGCGGGCCTCCTGCCCAACTGGGCGCCCGAGCTGTACGAACGGCACCCGCTGCTCCGGGCGATCCGGGACCACGCCTGGTCGCGACTCCAGTCCGCCGACGCCGTCGCCCTTGCCGCGCTGGCCTACGTGAGCGACCAGATCCCGGGCGGTTGCGTCATCGACTCCGGCATCGGACGCCCGGTACCGGCCGGGCTGTTCGTCGCGCTCGTCGCGGCGTCCGGCGGCGGCAAGAGCGCGGGCAACGGCGTCGCCCAGCACCTCACGAGCGCGCCGCCGCCACTGGCCTTGTCGACCGGCGAAGGGCTGCTGGAGTCCTTCTACGAGATCGTGCCCGAGGAGGACGAGCAAGGCCGGGAACGCATGGTCCGCCGCAGGGTGCGATCCAACGCGATGGCCTTCACCGGCGAGGCGGAATCGATCTTCGCCGAGCAGAAGCGCGAGGCCTCGAAGCTCGGCCCCATCCTGCGCAGCGCGTGGTCTGGTGAACACGTCGGAACGGCCAACGCCGACAAAGCCCGCCAGCGCAGCCTCGACGGCGGGACCTACTCGGTAAGCCTGATCGTGGGGCTCCAGCCGTCGATCGCGCACCACCTCATCGGCGACACCGGAACCGGGACCGCGCAACGGTTCCTGTGGGCCTCCGGCACCGACCCGTTCGTCGACCCCGACGCGCCGTCATGGGCAGGGCCGCTGTTCGAGCCGCCGAGGGTGCCCGTGATGATCGACGGCCGCCCGGTCCGCGACCTCGACCGCTTCACCGTGGCGCCCGATGTGCGCGACGAGCTGCGCGCGCAGCGCCTGCGCGTGCTACGCGGCGAGGAACAGCCCGACGAGATGGACTCGCAGCGGCCCGTGCAACTCCTCAAGGTCGCCGCCGTGTTCGCGTGGGCCGACGGCACCCTCGCCATCGGCGTCGAGCACTGGACGACCGCAAAGGCGCTGCTGGCCGAATCCGACCGGGTCCGCGATGCGCTCATCGAGCACGCCGAGCAGATGGACCGCGACGCCCAGCGCGAGGAGGGCCTGCGGCGCGGCCGGGTGCGCCGCTCAGAGATGGGTTTCGACAAGGACCTGCTCAAGACCATGGTGCGCGTGGCCGGTGCCCTAGATCGGCACGGGCCGATCACTCTCGGGCGGCTCAAGGTCCGGGTGACCAAGTCCCTGCACGGTTTGGTCGGTGACGCGCTTGCGCAGCTGATGGCCGGGGCGGAACCGCGCGTGGTGAAGGACGGCAATAGCTACGATCTGTCACCGGCGGGTCGGGCGTGGCTCGCGGAGCAGGAGATGTAGACAGCGAATCGTCTACCTGCCCGTCAGATGTAGACAGCATTTCCGCAGATGAAGCCATGTTGTAGACAGGTAGACGCTGTAGACAGCGAGAGTCGGGTGGCGCCTCGGAGTCGGTCAAAAGACTACGGGGCGTCACCCTTGTGTATAACGCAGAGAAGTTACTTAGGGTAACTAACTAAAATTTGACCAGTAGAGCTGCGCGTGCGCGCGAGGCCGATTCACGGAACGCGTCCACGTGATCGGGGTTGTCTACATCGCCTACCTGTCTACAAGTGGTGCTGACCTGCGTAAACGATGTCTACCGCGAATGTCTACGTAGACGACAGGTGTCTACCGGGCCGTGGTGTGCGCCGGCTGCCGCTGACATTGGCCCTTTGACGGTAACTGTCTATCGATGAATACCAGTTACTCTGATCATGAGGAATCAGCCCTGGTCAGGGAGGCCCCGTGTACGAAATCGTTGAGCTGCTGAACCACGTCGTCGCCCGGCAGGCGGTGACCTCGCGGCCGGGCGCGGTCCCGACGAAGGGCGGCTTCGGCTCGGCGCCGCCGCTCGACCTGGACGCGCTGGAGCTGCGGGACGAGTTCTTGGCGGCGTTCGGCTCGGAGTACGTCGAGCTGGAGGCGGCGGTCATGAGCCGGATCGAGCGGCCGGCGCGTGTGCCGCTCGGGCTGTGCACGTGCGGGACGCCGGTCTCCTGCGAGTTCGACCGGGTGGCCGCGGAGTGCCCTGCCTGCGGCGACTGGCTGTCCCGTGCGGAGGCTGTGCACGCGGCGCGGGAGTGGCTGGAGTCGACGTGGCTCACGCCTGCCGAGATCGAGCAAGAGACGCGCAGCTGGGGGACGCCGGTGCGGTCTGGGCGGGTACGGACGTGGCGCTGGCGCGGCTGGATCGCCCCGGACGGCGCCGGGCGCTACTGCCTGGCTGACGTGCTCCGGCTCATCGACCGCCAGGCCGCCGAGGCTGCGTAACCAGCTACTGCTCGACACTGGTTGACAGGGCCCTGTCGAGTACGTAGCGTCACACAGCGAGGCGGAGCTGCGCCCGAATCCCACAGACGCTCGGCGGGGGGAGGCGAGGCAGCTCCGTTTCTTCGTCTCCCGGCCCCACGGACACACTCGACGACCACCACCTGGCCGTGCGAGGCTCCGGGACCCAACCCCCGGTTGAGCGCGGGCGCCCTGGTGCGCCCGCGCTCCCGGGTCTTCGACCGCTGGGGGTGAGCGCGATGGGCAACGGCGGCACCAACCACCAGACCAGCGGCGCTGTCGCCGCCAAGGCCGAGCGCCAGGTCCGCGCCTTCGAGCTGTCCCTGGAGGGTCACAGCTTGCGCGCTGTCGCCGCGCTCATGACCGCCCAAGGCGAGCCGATCAGCCACGAGACCGTGCGGAAGCTGATCGAGCTGGAGGCCGCCGAACGCGTCGGTCCCGTGGCCGAGCACTACCGCACCGTCCTGATCGAGCGCACGAACGCGCTGCGGCTCAAGGTCGGCGAGCTGCTCGATGTCGACCCGGCCCCGGTCACCGCGGGCAAGGACGGCGACGTGGTCCGCGACCCGGAGACCGAGGAGATCGTCCGGGACTACGGGCTCCGCCTGTCCACCGTGGACCGGCTGATCAAGCTCGACGAGCGCCTGGCAAAGCTCACCGGCGCCGACGCGCCGCAGAAGGTCGAGGGCTCCCTGACTGCCACCGTGACCGAGGTGCCGGCCGACGTGGCCGAGCTGCTGCGGCAGGCGCGGGAGCGGAACGCGGCCAAGCGGGCGGAGTTGAGCGGTCGTCGCGTTTGACGCCTGGATCAGATCTTTTCCAGCTTGCCCGGTGTCGTTCGCCGCCAGCGGGTGTTATTTCCATCGGTGAACTCGACTCTCACCGTCGCGCGCTCGATGACGTACAAGTGGTCGAGCTTCGTGTTCGTGTCAGCCAGTGCGTTCGCTATCTCGCCGTGTGCTTCACCTTTCCGTGTTTCACGGATATGTGCGACAACCCGGTCGAGGTAGTTCTGAAAGGCACCATGTTCAAGTTCGAAGTCTTCCGTCGAGGCGGGGCCCAGTACTGGCCTTCTATGGTGATAGAGCTTGTCTGGGTATCCGAAGTCCACCATCACGGCGATGTCATACATTGGGGTGTCGGTGGCGTTGCGAACCTTTACGGCATACCAGCCGCTTTGATCGACCCAACCCATGTTGATGTTGATGGTCTGAACTGGACCGAAAGTCTCGCCGATCCAGACGCCGAGCTTGGACGCCAGGGACTGCTCTTCAATTTCCCGTGCTCGTGTCAGTTCGTGGTCGGATTTACGCCACCCTTCGATGGCGATCCACACGGCTACGGCCGCAGCACCGATCGAACCCACGCCGCCGACCCACTGGCCCCAGGCCGCCCACCACTCAGTGCCCTGGCCGAGGCGCACGCTCATGATGATCAACAGAATGAACGCGAGCGCGAGCACCGTGCCCAAGTAGCGCACATCGAACTTACCGAATCGCATGCGTGAAGTATCGCGCATTTGCCGTCACCAGGAGGTTCAGTGCGGATCTTCATGTGGGTGGCCGACTACTCCGGCTGCGGCTTCTACCGCTGTCTGCTGCCCGGCTCCGAGCTGGCGAAGCGTGGCCACGACGTGATGGCCGACGGCCGCGTGGTGCCGAACGAGGTGAAGAACGGCGACTGCGACGTGGTTGTAGGCCAGCGGATCTGCAACGAGGGCGCGACGGTGACGTGGCAGAAGCTCGCGCGTGCCGGCCACACCAAGCTCGTGTTCGAGACCGACGACCTGCTGTCCGACGTGGACCGGTCCAACCGGCAGGCCGCGCGGTTCTACGACGCCGACACGGTCGAGCGCTACCACAAGAACATGGCCGTGGCCGACGTGATCACCGTGACCACCGATCGGCTGGCCGAGCACGCCCGGTCGATCAACGCGACCGCCGACATCGTCGTGCTGCCGAACCAGGTGCCGGGCTGGCTGCTCGGCCACGAGAAGCCCGCGGCCCCGGACCCGGACCTGGTGACGATCGGCTGGCGCGGCGGAGCCTCGCACCTGCGGGACTTCGGGGAGCTGGCCCGGCCCCTGCGCCGGTTCCTTCAGCATCCGGACTACCGGAACCGGGCGGAGCTGCACTGTATGGGTGCCCCGTACCAGGAGCGCGTCCGTAGCAACCACAGCCGCACGCGGTGGACCGGCTGGCACGAGTCCGTCGGCGACTTCCTGCGCGCGGTGGACTTCGACCTGGCGGTGATCCCGCTGCGGCCATCGATCTTCAACGAGGCGAAGAGCGACCTGGCGCTGGTTGAGATGTCCGCGCTCGGCATCCCGGCGATCGTCTCGGACTTCCCCGGCTCGCCGTACCGCGTGGTCTCTGGCTATGGCCGCCCGGTCGCGCACCTGGCCAGCAAGGGCAGCGACTGGACCGAGCACCTGCGCTACCTCGTGGACAACGCCGAGGCGCGCGAGCAGCTCGGTAAAGAAGCTCGCGAGTGGGCGGCCGACCGGACGATCGAGGCGAACATCCACCGCTGGGAGAAGGCGTACAGCTCGTGATTCCGAGAGCGACGCCGTGTCGGTCGGCCGCCGGTACCGATGCGTCGAGCTGAGCTTATGCGGCCTCATGTTCGGTCTTGGCCTTCGAGGATTCCGTGTTTTCGACGTAGAGCCAGCGACCGTCAGCGAAGGCGGCGATGGCGTGCGCATCGCGGGCCGGGCTGTCGTAGACGGACAGGATGCCGGTCTGGCCCACCCTGAACATCTTCCCGGTTTCGTAGGTGTACGTCTTCGCTGCGGTTCGCACGCTGATTGACATCGAGACTCCGTTTCGTCGGTTCCACGTAGATCGAGACGGCCGCAGCCACTGTTACAGCCCAGCTGACGATGTCGCGGCCGCTGTGCGGCTCGCTGCCCGGGACAAGGGAGGTCACATGGCTCCTGTGATGACTCCGCTTGAGGTGCGTCGGCGCCCGGGCAATCGGACCGCGGTCATCGTCCCGTTCGGACGCCCGCCCGGTGAGGCTGGCGTGATCCGCGAAGGCGTGTGGCGTCGCGTGCGCGCCGAGTGGGAGCGCACCGGTTGCGACCTCATCGTGGCGGCTGACCCGGAATTCGCCGCGCGCGGGAAGTTCTCTGTGTCGCGAGCGATCAACAACGCGGTACGCGTTGCCCCGGCCGAGTACGACCGGTTCGTGTGCTTCGGCGCCGACATGGCGCCCTGCCCCGCGACGGTGGCGTGGGCGGATGCCGAGCTGGACGTCCAGCCGTGGACGCTCTTGTTCGACCGCGGCACTTCGGTCGACGAGGCGGCGACCAAGGGCTGGGCGGTGGCCGGCCACGCCTACGGTCACCCCGAGCCAGAGCTGTTCGCGTCGCCGTGCGTCGGCCCGGTCGCCTTCACCCGTACGACGTTCGACCGCGTCGGCGGCTTCGACGAGCGCTACGAGGGCTGGGCTTACGAGGACGTCGACTTCTGGTACCGCCTCCAGCGCGACGTCCCGCGCACCGCGCCGCAGACGTACCCCGGCACGCCGCTGGTCCAGTTCTGGCACCCGCAGACGCACCACGACCTGTCGATGGACAACCCGAACGTGCGGCTGTTCGCCGCGACCTGGGGTTGACCGGCTGCCCGGCGGAGCCGGGTAGTGCCACCGGCCGAGGCTCGCGCACGAGCGCGGCGTGGGTGGCACCCAGCTCCGCCGAGCGGACGTTCGGCTACCTCCTCTTCCGGATCGCCACGATCACGCAGATCGTGGCGACGAGCTTGAACAGCGTCGCCGTGGTCGGGTTGGTCTCCTGGATGATGTCGCCGAGCGCGTCGATGTAGAGCATCACGAGCGCCAGGGCCATTTCTCTCTCGTTCACAAAGGTTGGCCCTGGAGCCCGGGCATTACACAGGATTGCAATCGCAAATAACTTGCGTACTTCGTCGGGCAGGTGAGCGATGTTCGACCTCGACGCTCACCTGGCCGGGCTCGACGAGCGGCTGCTGGCGCTGCCGGAAGGCCGCCGCGCCCTGACCGAGCTGGACCCGCTGCTCTTCGCCCTGATCTACCTGCCGCACCACCTGCGGGCCCAGGAGACTGGCGAGCAGATCACGTTCAGCGAAGCCCACTACGAGTGGTGCGAGCTGGCCCAGCGCTACGTCGCGCCGATCAGCGCCTTCGCGCCCGGCGACCTGCGGGACGCGATCATCGCCCCGCGCGGGCTCGGGAAGAGCACGTGGTGGTTCCTGATCTTCCCGATGTGGATGGCCGCCCACGGGCACCGCAAGTTCGTCGCCGCGTTCGCGAACAGTGACACCCAAGCCACCGACCACCTCGGCAGCTTCAAGCGCGAGCTGGAGAACAACGCACTGCTGCGGTCGGACTTCCCGCAGCTGTGCACCCCGGCCCGGCGTCCGTCGGGCACGACGGTGTCGGACTCGCAGCACATGTACGTCGCCGCCTCGGGGTTCGTGTTCACCGCCCGCGGTATCGACTCGCAGGTGCTCGGCCTGAAGATCGAGAACCGGCGGCCGGACCACATCATTCTGGACGACGTCGAGGGCACCGAGGGCAATTACTCTCCGGCACAGAAGGAATCCCGGCTCAAGACGATCACGTCGGGCATCCTGCCGATGAACAACCTGGCCTCGGTCACAATGGCCGGCACCGTCGCCATCCCCGGCGCGATCATCGACGACATCGCCGCGAAGCAGCGCGGCGAGCAGTACCCGGACTACGTCGACGACGAGCGGTTCACCCCGCGCTACTACGACATCATCCAGACCGGCGAGGACGGCACCGAGCGCAGCCTGTGGCCCGAGCGCTGGGCGATGGCGTGGATCAACACGGTCCGCCACACCCGCTCCTTCCAGTCGCAGATGCGCAACGACCCGATGGCCGCGGACACCGCGTTCTGGACCGGCGAGGACTTCGTCTACCGCGCGGATCTGCCGATCGTGCGGCAGCTGCTGTCGATCGATCCGGCGGTGACGACGAAGGCGAAGAGTGACTTCACCGCGCTGGCGGTGATCGGCGCGACGCTGCCGGGCCCGGACCGCGTGTGCGTGGTGCGTTTTGCCCAGCAGGTGAAGATCCCGCCGGGGGAGAAGCTGCGCCTGCGCGTGCTGGAGATCCTGAACGAGTACCCGGACATCACCGGCGTGGTCGTGGAGACGAACCAGGGCGGCGACACCTGGCTGGCGATCCTGCACGACCTGCCCGTCAAGGTCCGCACCGTCCACCAGGACCGGCCGAAGGAAGTCCGCGCCGGGTCGCTGCTGGCGAAGTACCAGCGCGGACGCGTCGTCCACGAGCGACGGCTGCACCAGCTCGAAGCCCAGATGCTGAAGTTCCCGCTCGACGCCCACGACGACCTCGTCGACGCCGTCGGCACCGGGGTCGAGGTGTTCCTGAAGACCGATGCCCCGCCGCAGCGGGCGAGCGCACGTGAGGGGGCGGCCTGATGTCGGATCTCGACGACGCGCTGAAGGCGATCGACGACGCCGCGCCCGGCTACGACAAGGCCAAGGCGTACAGCGACGGCCCGGTGGAGGAGGTGTTCACCTCCCGCCGCGTGCGTCGGCTGCTTCGTGACCAGGGCGTCGAGTTCGAGACCCTGCACGGAGATGTGGTCATCGACGCGGTCGCGGACAAGCTGACGGTCGAGGCGATCACCAGCGACACCGAGGCGCGCACGAAGCTGATCGCCGAGGTCGACGAGGCCAACAACATGGCCCAGGTCAGGCCGGCAGTGATGCGCCGGGCGCTCCAGCTCGGCGACAGCTACCTGTCCGCGTGGCCCGTGCTCGACGCTGCGGGCAACCCGGTCAAGGGCAAGGTGCTGATCTCGGTGCACTCGCCGAAGGCGATGCGCGTGCTCTACGACGAGGACGAGCCCGGCACGCCCCGGGTTGCGATCCAGAAGTGGGTCGTCAGGACGCCGGTCGGCGCCAAGCGCACGCGGGTGGACCTGCTCTATGCCGACCGGATCGAGCACTACATCTCCCTGGGCGCGCGGTCCAGCAAGGCAGGCGACTTCCAGCCGTACGAGGCCGAGGGCCGCGACGCGGTCGAGGAGAACCCGTACGGCTTTCCGGTCTTCCACTTCCACGGCACCGGCCTGCCGGGCGAGTACGGCACGCCGGAGCACAAGTGCTTCTACGGCACGCAGAACAAGCTCCTGAAGCTGGAAATCGGCGACATGGCGGGCGTCGACTTCAACACGCTCCCGCAGCGGCTCGGCCTGCGCGACGCCGGGAAGCCCGGCCCGTCGCCAGTCGACGACCTCGACGAGGACGAGTTTCTGGCCAGCCCGGACGGGCAGCGAACCAGCTCGACGACCGGTGACCGGAAGTCGAAGCTGTCCAGCGAGCCCGGCTCGTTCTGGGATCTGGAGGGCTACCGCGACGTCAAACAGCTCGACCCGGGCAGCCCGGCCGTGTTCCTCGACCGCCGCGAGGCGTACCTGCGTGAGGGCTCGGTGGTGTCCAAGACGCCGCTGCACCTGTTCGACCGCACGGGGCAGATCCCCAGCGGCGAGAGCCTGAAGACCGCGAACGAGCCGCTGGACAACAAGTCCCGCCGCCGCCGGACGGCGTTCGATCCGACGTGGCGTGCCTTCTACCGGTTCGTGCTGAAGATCCTCGGCGAGGACGACGCGCCGGTGACGCTGACGTGGGCGCCGATCGAGTCGACCGACAAGACCACGAAGCTGAACCAGGCCAAGCAGGAACAGGAAGTCGGCGTGCCGGTCGGCCAGTCGCTGATGGGGCTGGGTTACAAGCCCGACGACGTGAAGCGGTGGCTCGACGACGGCGATGGCGGCCTGCCACAGCGGATCGCGATGGTCGCCCAGCTGGGCACTGCGGTCGGTGACTTCGCCTCGGCGGTCGCGGCCGGCCTCATGGACCAGGCCACGGTCCAGCAGGTGATCACGAAGCTAGTCGGCGACGTGACGGGCCCGGACGATGACGGCACCGGCTAGCGTCATCCCGACCGTTATCGTCGAGCACGACGGCGAAGCCCTGTCTCTGGAGGACGCGGCGGCGCTGGCCGCTGCCGGGCCGGTACGGGACGCGCTGAAGTCCGCGTTGTCGTGGGCGCACGTGGCCTGGTCCAAGCGGTTCGGCAAGCCCCGGGGGCTCCGGTCCGGCGAGGACTTCGACGCGTACACCGCCGAGCTGGCGGCCCGCATCCGGGCTGTGCAGATCGACCCGGCTCCCGTGCTGCTCGACTTCGCGCAGCGGGCCCGGGTGCTCGGCGTCTCGCAGGGCCTGATCGAGGCAGGCGCTCCACAGCGGAATCTCGAGAATCGGGTTCGCGAAGAGACGCGGCGCCACATCGACGAGGCCACGGCGGCGGCGCGGGCAAAGCTGGCGCAGGCGGCCGACCTCGTCGAGGCGCTAGAGCGCGGCAGCTTCAAGACGATCAACCGGCAGCTGGCCGTCGCCGACCAGGCCGGGAACATCGTCGAGCGGGCTGCTCGCACGGTCACCAACGACGAGCTGAACGAGGGCCTGGCCGCCGCTGCCGAGCACGTCGGCGGCCGCCTGGTGTGGATCGCAGAGCGGGACGCGTGCGTGGCGTGCCTCGCGCTGTCCGGCCACGTCATCTACCCCGGCGACGCGTTCGACTGGCACCTGACCTTCGGGGCGAAGGCGTGCCAGCCGAAGGACTACAACGCCGACGGCGAGCTGGTCGACATCGAGCTGGAGCGGCCGCCCCGGCATCCGTACTGCCGCTGCCGGGTCTCGCCCTGGCTCGGGCATGACGAGGCCGCCGCCCGGCGGGTCACCCACGACTGGGACGAGGCCATCAAGGACGCACAGGCTAAGGGCGACCAGGTGGCCGTCGACGCGGCCCGGCGAGCCGCAGCGGCGGCCGCGGACTCCGCGGCGTTCGACCTTCCGGCAGCGCTGCGGCGCGAGGCCGAGAGGTCGATCCTGCGCGGCGACGCGCTGCCGACCGAGTCCGAGAACGTCCGCCTGGCCGCTGCCGACCGGTTGCTGGCCCGCATCGGGTCCGGCAAGAACTCTCCCGCGCCCTCGGGGTGGCGGGTGCCTGCGTCGGTGAAGGCGCGGGCCGAGCGGGCCGTGAAACGCGGCCGGTTCACCAGGTAGCCCGCTGGCGGGCGCATTCGAGGAAGGGACGCCGAGATGGCGATCAAGACGCTCAACAGCCGGTTCCGGCGCTTCGCCCGCGAGGCGGGCGGCGACGGCGGGACCGGTGGCGGCGGAGGTACGGGAACCGGCGGTGACGGTGGCCAGGGCACCGGCGGTTCCGGCGGCGGCGACGGCACGGGCGGCGGCACGAACGACGAGTGGAAGCCGCCGACGAAGGCCGAGTGGGAGGCCCAGCAGGCCGAGCTGTCCCGCGTCAACGCCGAGTCGGCCAGCCGCCGCGTGAAGCTGAAGGAACTCCAGCAGCAGAACGAGACCGACGCCGAGAAGGCCAAGCGCGAGGCCGACGAGGCCGCCGCCGCCCGGTACAAGCCGACCGCCGTGAAGGCCAGCGCCCGCGCGGCGCTGCTGGAGGCCGACGCCAAGACCGACCGCGTCGGCGCGCTGGCCGGACTGCTCGACGTGTCCAAGCTGGACATCGACGACAAGGGCCAGATCACCGGCCTCGACGCCGAGGTGAAGCGCGTCAAGGCCGAGTACCCCGAGTTCTTCAAGGCCGAGGGCGAAGGCGAGAAGCCGCGCCCCGGCAAGCTCACCCCCGGCGGCAAGACCACCGCCGCCACCGAGAAGACCGCGGGCGAGATCATCGCCGCCCGCTACGGCGGCTGATCCAGCTCGCCACCCCAGCACCACAGAGCAGCCCGTGAGGGCATCCAACCGCACCCGTGACGGGGATCGCGGTGCCTTTCCCTGCAATCCCAACAGAAACGGAGGGCCGTCATGGCCGTCGCTTTCACCGGGGCGGGCTGGATCCCGATCGAGACCAACCCCGACGTCATCCAGAAGGTCCAGCAGACCTCGGCCGTGGAGCGCTTCGGCCACCACGTGCCGATGGGCTCGAACACCAAGTACACGCCGCGCTCCGGCGGCGTCGTGCTCGGCCGCTGGGCGAAGTCCACCTCCGCCCCGGCGGACAGCTCGCCGAACGACTCGGTGCTGCTGGCCTCGGACAAGATCGGTGGCAAGGTCACCATCGCCGAGGAGGACATGTCCGACTCGCTGGCGTCCATCGTGGACGCCAAGAGCGTGGACGCGGGCACCTCGTACGCGAAGCTGTTCGACAACGTCTGCCTGGGCATCACGGCGGCGAAGGCCACCAGCGGGTGGCTGTTCGACTCGCTGTACTACATCCTCACGCAGAACGACACGGTCACCGGCTACACCGGCGGCACGAACCTGTCGACCGGCGCCACCGCCGCGACCTACGACAACCTGTCGGCGTCGCTGGGCGTGTACGAGCAGGGCGACTACTTCGACGAGGCCGAGACCATCGTCATCGCCCACCCCGCGTTCAAGCAGATCCTGCGCGGCATCAAGGACAACTCGGGGTCGCCGATCCTGAACGAGTCGTCCAACGGCACCGCGGGCGGTGGCCAGGGCGGCACGCCGAAGCTGTTCGGCTACGACCTCCAGTGGTCGATGGGCTGCAAGACCAGCGCGGCCGGGTCGCAGGCGCCGACCGGCAAGCCGTTCATCGTCTACGGCAACCGGCAGTACCTCCAGGTCGGTGACCGCAACCCGCTGGCGGTCAACTTCCAGGACGCCGAGACCGGCATCGGCGTCGACACCGACGAGAACGTCCTGTACTTCCGCGCCCGCAAGGCGTTCGCGGTGGGCGCGCCCGGCGCGTTCTCGATGCAGGTCATCGGCTGACGGACGGCGTGACGGGGCCGCGTGGCGTGCCGCTGCGCGGCCCCGAGCCGGGAGGGAGCTGGCCATGCCGGACACCTGGGCGACCGTCGCCGACGTCAAGACCTACGCCAAGGCGACGGTCGACGAGGACGAGCTGCTCTCGGCGCAGGCCGTCATCGACACCTACGCCGGCCGCCTGCCGATGGACGCCGACCGGATCGGCGCCCGGGACAAGTACTGGCTGAAGCTCGCCGTGGCCTACCAGGCCGCCTGGCAGCCCGCCCAGCCCGACCAGTTCGAGCGCCAGGACATCACCTCTACCGGCGGCGGCCAGTCGACGCAGGGCACCGAGACCTGGCTGACCCTGGCCCCGCACGCGACGCAGGCGCTGCGGCGGGTGTCATGGATCGGCTCCGGCTCGCTGCACGTTCGCGCGCCCGCCGAGGCCGTCGACCGCCGCCGCGACGTTTACGGCGACGACGGTGACGACCCGGGCGCCTGGCGGGGGATCTGATGTGGGCGCGTGCGACGTGCCGGGCGTCGATCTACCGGGGCACCACGCCGTCGGACTTCGGCGACCCGGTGCCGGACAACACCACCCCGGCCGCTACCGGTGTACTCGCCGCGATCGAGGAGCGCGACTCGCGCGTGTGGGATCCGGCCACGCAGACCGCGAGGGTGGTCCGCGTCGGCAAGGCGGCGATGCCGTCCACCACGGACGTCCTCACCGGCGACCGGGTCCGGGACGACACGCACGGCGTCCTGTACCTCGTGCAGAACGTGACCCGGCCGCGCGCGGCCGGCCGCGTCCCGGACGTCCAGCTGGACCTCAAGCGGATTGGCGACGACGGGGGGTGAGCCGTGGCGGAGTACCACGAGGCCCCGGACTGGCGGGAGAAGATCGCCGCCGACGTGCGCGAGCTGTTCGGCCAGCTCGTCGGCGAAGTCCTCGACGACGCCAAGCGCCTCGTGCCCGTCGACACCGGGCACCTGCGCGAGTCGCTGTCGAGCGAGATCAACGGCGACACCGCGCGGATCGGATCGGACCTCAACTACGCGCTGTACGTCGAGGAAGGCCACCGCGTCGCCTACCGCGGCCCGGACGGCGAGACGGTGTTCACCGGCGACATGGTGCCTCCGCAGCCGTACCTGCGCCCGGCGCTTTACCGCAGGCGGGGTGCGTGATGACGGCGCCGTTCCTCTACGCCTCGGACGAGGCGGTCACCATGGCGTGGCTGGCGCAGCTGAGCGGCTTCACGGCCGGGATGGTCGGGGAGACGCTGCCGCGCGACATCAGCACCTGGGCGGCGTCGGGGTTCCTGACCGTCGCGGTGGCCGGCGGCGACACCGTGCCGGAGTACCGGCTGGAGTCGCCGGTGATGGACGTGCGGGCGTGGGCGATGACGCCGGGCACGGATGCGCCGCCGTGGAACAAGGCACGCAACCTCGCCCTGAGCGTGCAGGCGGGGACCTACCGGCTGGAGCCGTGGTTCGTGCCGCTCCCGGCGTGCAGTGAGAACGCCGTCGTGAAGACGGCCTACCTCCTCGGGAAGCCGAGGCGGGCGTACGGCGACTTCGGCGACTACGCCGTGTACGCCCTGGACCTGGTGCTGCACTGGGTCCCGGTCGCCAAGAGCACCCCGTGAGGGGACTGAACCCCAACCTTCCGGGCCACACGGCCCACAGTCCTCTTTGGAGTGATCATGGCCGACATTTCTGGCCTCCAGCCCGGCAACCTGGTGATGGGTCCGGCCCGGCTGTACATCTACCGATTCGCGTTCGACCCGACGCTGAGCTACGAGCCCGCGCTGACGGACATCAACCTGGCCCCGGCGGCGAGCGCCTGGTACGACACCGGCATCACCCTCGGCGGCACCAACGTCAACATCGCGCCGACCTGGACGCCGCTCACCGGTGACCAGCTGGTCGACAAGCTCGGCGCGCGGCTGACCGACCGCGACATCAAGGCCACGGCGAACTTCGCCGAGATGACGCGAACCAACCTGGCCTACGCGTGGAACATGACGGCCGGGCCGACCGGCGCGAACTACGCGGTGTCCGACCTCAACGCCGGGCAGACCGCGAACCGCGCGCCGTACCGGACGCTGCTGGTCGACGGCCTCGGCCCGGACGTCACCGACGGCTCGCGGTCGCTGAAGCGCCGGGCGATCCTGCGCAAGGCTCTGCCGTCGGGTGACACGGCGCTGAACTGGGAGAAGGCGAACCAGCAGGCGCTCAAGGCGGAGTTCCAGGCGTTCTTCGTCTCGGAGTCGATCAGCCCGATCCGGGTGATCGACGAAGTCGGCCCCTGACCGAGCCCCGGCCTGTCCACGCGAAACGACGCGGGGAGCCATCCGAAAGGGATCGACACGGCGCGGTCCCGCAGGTCTCCAGACGCAGTCCCGTTCCGTGCGCACCTGACGGCGTGCGGGGCGGGGCTGCCCACCCCTTTCCCTTGTCCTGTCAGGAGGACCGCATCATGGCCGCATCCGCGCCCCGCAAGACACCCACCCGCAAGGCCGTGCCCCGCAAGCGAGCCGCGAAGCCGCCGGCCGATCTCGGGATCGTGCTCGACGACCCCGCTGCGCAGGCCGAGGTCGAGCAGCTGATCGCCGACCGCGAGCCGCTGTTCACCGTCGGCGGCGTCACGCACACGATCCCGAAGCGGGTTCCGCCGTCGTGGTCGATGAAGGCTTACAAGATCGCCACCGAGCAGGGCGAAGCCGCCGCGCTCGGATTCGCGGTCGAGAAGCTGCTGACCGACGAGGCGTGGGAAGCCTTGCAGGAGTGCGAGACCGTGACGCCGACTGCGTGGGAGAAGGTGCTCAACGCCCTGGTGGACCGGATTCTCCCGGACGGGGTGCTGGGCCCAAAAGCCTGACCGACGCCTGGCACGAGCGGCTCTCGGCCGTGGGGTGGTTCTTCGAGCACCTCGACGACGTGCTGAGCGACATGTCGGTCTTCCACCGCGTCGACGAGCTGGACGAGCTGCCTGCCGCGGTGTTCCTGCCGCGCATGGTCCGGCTCGCCCTCTACGACGGCGCGGTCCGGCACGCGATGCGCCGCGCCGTCGAGCAGCCGGAGGCGATCCCGGCGCCAACGCCGCCGCCCGGCCAGCAGGCCGAGTCTGCCCCGGTGCGGGCGCACACCACCGACGAGCTGAAGGCCCTGAACCAGACCCGCGAGTTCGGGCCGCTGGGCGTGAACCAGGCCGGGGTCTTCGACTTCGGCTGAGCCGGGGAGGGGGCACGCGGTGACCGCACCTGGTGGCGACTTCAAGCTGGCCGGCGCCTACGTCGAGGTCCATTTGAAGGACGAGACCTCCGGCGACGAGAAGAAGATCCGCGCGAAAATCGAGGGCGAAAAGCCGGTCAAGCTCGACACCGCGCTGAAGGACCCGCGCAACACCAAGCTCGTCAAGGAGAAGATCGAGCGCGAGACGAAGCCGGTTATCAAGCCGGAGATCGACGAGAGGTCCACACGCGACTCCGCCCGCAAGGCGGGCAAGGGCGCCGAGGACGAGCTGGGCCGCTCGGCCAAGCGGGCCAACGCGCAGTTCGACGCCCTGAAGTTCACCGGTCTGACCGTCGGTCTCCCGGCGGCGGCAGCCGTCGGAGCGGCCGGGGCCACGGCGTCGCTCGCCCTGGTGGCCGGTGGCTTCGCCGCCCTCGGCGTGTACGCGGCATCCTCGTCAGATCGGGTGCAGGCGAAGGTCCAGGAGCTGTCCAACCACGCCAGCTCGGACCTGCGCGGCCTCTCGGGCGTGCTGGAGAACGAGACGGTCACCGCTGTCGACTCGGCCGGGCACGCCTGGGACCGGCTAGCTCCGCAGATCCGCGCGGGCGTGGCCGCGTCGGCACCGGCAGTCCGGGAGCTGACCGGCTCCGTGACGGACTTCGCCGAGAACGCGATGCCCGGCATGGTCACCGCCGTGCAGGCGTCCGAGCCTGCGCTGAAGGGGCTGCACAGCCTCACCTCGCAGGCGGGTACCGGGCTGAGCCTGTTCTTCACCAACGCCTCGCGCGGGGCCGACGGTGCCCGCCAGGGGTTCGTGATCTTCGGCTCGACCGTCGCGCTGCTGGAAGCTCGGCTGGGGACGCTGTTCGCGAACCTGGCCAACGGCAGCGCGGGCCCGCTGTCGCAGCTGTACGTGATCGTCGACCAGGTCACCGGCGGCCTGAACGACTTGACCTCGCAGGGCTCGGCGGCGATCGGGTTCCTGTCCGGCTTCACCAGCACGGGCACCGGCACGGTGACGATGCTGCGGCTCCTGCTGTCCCTGGTCTCGATGCTGCCGCCGGAAGTCGGCCAGTTCGCCGGGTCGCTGACGGCGGCCGGGATGATCGCGAACCGCTTCGGCCTCGACGTCGGCGCCGGGTTCAAGGGCATCGGCCAGGACATCAAGGCGGCCGACGGCGTCCGGGGCAAGTTCCTGACCGGCCTGGGCAGCCTCGTCGCCGGAGTCACCCCGGTCACCGCGGCCGTCGGCGTGTTCGGGCTGATCCTCGGTGTGCTGGGCCAGAAGCAGGCCGAGGCCGCCGCGCGTGCCGCGCAGCACACGCAGGCGGTCAACGACATGACCGAGGCGTACCGGCGCGACAACGGCGTCATCGGAGAGAACGTCCGCCAGACCGCGCTCAAGGCGCTGTCGGACAAGAACGCCTACTACTCCAACGACCGCCTCGGCGTGTCGATGGCGACGGTGTCGGCGGCCGGCCTCGGCCAGGCGGACGCGCTGAAGAAGGTCAACGACGGCTTCCACGGCTACGTCACCGGCCTGGTGCAGGCGAACCAGCACGGCGGCGACGTCACCGACATGGTGATGCGGCTGTCGGACGCCTACATCAAGCAGGGCGGCTCCGCCGAAGACGTGGTGGACAAGATGACCGCCACCCGCATGGCCTCACTCGATCTGACCGACGCGCAGAAGGCCGAGCTGGTCACCACCCTCCAGAACGTCCGCGCGATCAACGAGCAGGCCGGTGCGTCGAGCGAGGGCGCGAAGCGGGCGGCCGACCTCGAAGCCGGGCTGCGCAAGGTCGAGTCAATCGCAGCGCGGGGCACGACCCCGGCGATGTACGCGGCTAAGGCCGCCACGGCGGACCTGGAGACGGCGTTCGCCGCGCTGAACACCGCCGGTGGCGACGTGGCGGCCAAGGGCCAGGCGATCATCGAGGTGATGCTGCGGCTGGCCGGGCAGACGCCCAGCGTCGAAGAGGCGTTGCAGGCGTGGAACGACGACCTGCGCGGCATCTCCGATGCGTTCAAGAGCCTCGACATCAAGTCCCACGCCAAGGATTTGGTGGACGCTTCGGGCTCGATCAACACGGTCACCGAGGCCGGGTCGAAGCTCCAGAACACCGTGCAGAAGGGCGTGACCGACTTCGCCAGCTACGCCCAGTCTCTCAAGGACGCGGGCACCCCGGCGGCGGAGATCACGCCGAAGCTGGCGGCGATGCGAGGCGAGTTCGAGAAGCAGCTGCGCCAGCTCGGGCTCAACGACACGCAGATCGGCAAGATCCTCGACCACTACGGGATGATCCCGGACAAGGTCGTGACGCAGCTGGGCCTCGAAGGCGATACCGAAACGCAGCAGCAGCTCACCGACGTCCAGACCAAACTCGCCGCGGTGCCGGACGAGAAGGGCATCACCATGGATGCCCTGACCGACCCGGCGATCCGCGCGCTCGGCGAGCTGGGTATGAAGGTCGTGAAGATGCCGAACGGCAAGTTCGCTGTCTTCGCCGACACGGAGCCCGGTCGGGCCGCCGCGCAGCGACTGCTCGACCAGGTCGGCAACAGCGACGCCACCGCAACGGTGTTTGCCAACACTAGCCCGGCCGAAGGCGCGGTGACCAAGTGGAAGAACGTCACCACGTCGACCGTCGGGAACACCACGACCTACACGAGCACGGACCCGGCGACCGGGATGGTGCGTCAGTGGAAGGCGACCACCGACGCCACCGGCGCGGTGACGCACACCTACGCCGACATCAACCCGGCCAACGGATCGGTGCGGGTGTGGAAGCAGAACGCCGATGGCACGTGGGCTGAGGTGCACGCTCGCGCTGACGTGGCGGCCGCGGAGGCGTCGCTGAACAACGCGGCCCGCACCCGCACGGCGACGATCAACGTAGGCGTGAACTACACCGAGTCGATCCGGGTGCCGGGCACGAACATCCGGATGTTCGCCCAGGGCGGGATCGCAGCTTTCGCCAAGGGCGGGATTGCGTTCAACGACCTCGGCCGCACGCTCACGCCGATGTCGCCGACGGCGACGATGGTGCCACCGAACAGCTGGCGCGTGGTCGGGGACAACATGCGGTTCCCCGAGGCGTACATCCCAATCGATCCGGCTTCCTCGCGCTCCCAACGATTGCTGGACGAGACGAACGCGCGGATGGGCCGGACACCGGCAGTGGCCGGCGGCCGGGGTAGCGCCCCGATCCAGATCACCGTGCACACCGCCGCGATGGAGCCCTACGCCGTCGCGGCGGCCGTATCGGGCGAACTCGGCTGGGCCATGAGGGGAGGCTGACGGTGGCTACCCCGGTGATCCTGCCGACGTACTCGGTCGGCGGCTGGTCGGCCAATGTGGACGACGACTTCGGCTGCCGGTGGGTGGTGACGGCGCAGACGCTGCACGGCGGCGCCAGCCGCAAGCTGCACGCCACGGAGCGGCCGTTCGGGATGGGCGCCTACCGTGCCCGGTCGTACCTGTCGGCCCGCTCCGACACCGTGCAGGGCTGGTGCCAGGCACCGGACTTCGCAGGCGCGGTAGCGGCGCGGGACCGGCTGCTCGGTGTATTCCCGGACGGCACACAGCTCGCGCTCGTGAAGACTGACGGGATCTCGACGCGGCAGCTGCTGGTCGAACTGGACTCGACCGCGATCAAGATCGAGGGCTGGGCCGACGCCCAGGGCTTCGACTGGCAGCTGCCGTTCTACGCCGCCGATCCGCGCTGGCTCGACACCACCGTGCAGACGGCCGGGCCGTTCACGGTCATCGGCACGGCAACCGACGGCCTCGATTGGGGTAGCGGCGGTCTGGACTGGGCCAACGGCGGCCTCGACTGGGGAAGCAGCGGGAACGGCGGTGTGCTCTCGCTGAACAACCCCGGCACCGCGCCGACGTGGCCGGTCTTCACCATCGCCGGGCCGCTGACGAACCCGACGTTCACCAACCCCGCCACCGGTGACGTCATCTCCTACACCGGCACCATCGAAGCCGGACAGACGCTGGTGATCGACACCAGCCCGTTCACCCGCTCGGTCGCGCTCAACGGCGTCGACCGCTTCGGGTTCCTCGCCTCCGCCCAATGGATCGAGATACCGCCCGGTGGACAGGTGACCGTCCAGTTCTCCGGCACTGGCGCAGGCACCGTCACCGCCACCTGGCAGTACGCCTACAACTGAGAGGGGGCCCGATGCCCACCAACGCAGCAGCGACCGGCTTCTGGTCTGCGATGCCCGGCGGCTCGCGTTCCAACAACGCGCGCCAGGGTCGCGCCCTGCTCCAGGCCGTCTACCAGAACAACGACGCCACGCCGATGAACGGCACCCGCTCCGGTGTCGTGCCGACGACGTGGGACGCGGCCAACCTCCGCTTCTCCGACCTGCTCGTGACGGTCACCTCCGGCCTGAACATGAGCGTCGCGCCGGGCACGGCGGCGGCGCACCGCTCCGGCCAGGGGCCGTACGAAGGCTGGCTCACCGCGGCGGCGGCGATCGCGTGCGACCCGGCGCCGGCCACGAACCCGCGCAACGACATCGTCGTGATGCGCTGGTACGACTCGACGCAGGGCGACATCTCGCCGGACGGCAACCCGTGCCGCATCGAAGTCATCACCGGCACGCCGGGCGCAGTGCCGGTGGACCCGATCACGGTCAACAGCCTCGGCGTCTACACCAGCTTCCCCACCACCGGCGGCGGGATCGGCATCCCGCTAGCGCGGGCGCAAGTGTCCACCGGCGGCGTGATCACGTTGACCCGGCTGCGCCGCTCGGTCGGCATCATCGGCGCCACTCGCGCGTTGATGGAGGGCGACAGCGACACCGCGGGCAACGTCGGCGACACCCGCTACAACCCCGCAACAGACGTCTTCGAAGTGCGCGACAGCGCGGGGAACTGGCGGAAGATCCGCCCCGGTGCGGACGTCGGCGGCGAATGGCGAGCCAACGCCACCAAGACACTCAGCCCCGGCGCTGTGCGGCTGGACTTCCCGACGAACGTCGTGCCCGGCAACGGAATCACCTTCGACGGCACCAACACGTGGACCATCCAAACGGCCGGGGTCTACTCGATCTACGCCCAGTGCCGCAAGAACGCTGCGGCTGCCAGCGACGCGGTGCACATCGTCGGCCCAACCTACTCCGATGCCGGGATGATCATCCCGGGCACGTCGACCACCGGCTACGGCGACGTGCACGTGTCCGGGTCCGTGTGGCTGAACGCGGGCGACCAGATTTGCGCCTGGTACTACAACGGCGGTTCTTCGTCGACCAGCTACACCACGCGTTTCGCGAAGTTCAAGATCTGGAAGCAGCAGGCTGCTGCATGACGAGACGGAGACGTCGATGAGCTGGATTCCCGTGACGCCGAAGCCGCGGTTCCTGGCGTGGACCGGCAGCAACCTCGCCGAGTGGCAGGAGCGCTGGCCGAACGCGGAAATCGTCGAGGGCGGCAAGCTGATGTTCGGGCCCTCGATCGTGGCGGACGTCGGCGACGGCATGGTGGAGGGCGGTGGCGTGAGCATCTGGTGGATCACCGCCGCCGACTTCGCCGAGCAGTTCGACGTCGTGGCCGAGGAGTAGGCCGTGCCCGCCACGGAGCGCGCCTACACCGCGCTGGCCTACGACACCGTGACCGGCCGCGTGCTCTTCGACCTGGACCTGGCAAAGGAACCAGAGTGGTCAGCGCGGGTCAACGACGTGGGCGGCTGGAAGATCACCGTCCCGCTGCACGGGCAGGCGCGCGCGGCGAAGGTACGGGAGTGGTGCGTGCCGTGGCGATTCTCCGTCGCGATCGTGCGGGGGCGCGGCGTACCGACGGACACCGTGTGCCAGGCCGGGCCGATCCTGCCCTACGCGCCCGACGACAACAGCCCGGAGCACACGGTGTCGGGCAAAGGGTTCTGGGAGAACCTGAACCGCCGTGTGCTGCACGCGCGGACCTGGAACCCTGCCACCGCGCGGATCACCGACAGCTCGGCGGACCTGACGATCAACGACAGCCTGCCGAACATCGCGATCAACATCGCCTACCACGCCACCTCGATGGTGTACCGGCCCGGATCGGCGCTTCCGCTGGACTTCCCGGTGCTCTTCCCGACGGGCGCAAACACCCGGACCTACCACGGCTACGAGATGGCGTTCGCCGGCCAGCGGCTCCAGGAGCTGACACAGGTCGACGGCGGCCCGGACGTCCTGTTCCAGCCGTACCTCACCGTCATCGGTGGCCTGCGCTACATCCGGCACCGGATGCTGGTCGGCAACCCGTACCTCGTGCAGCCCGGCGTCCCGCTGCTGTTCGACTACCGCTCGAACCTGGTGAAGCTCACGATCGCGGGTGACGGCACAGACCAGGCGAACACCGCGTTCGTCAAGGGGACGGGGAACGAGGCTGGCCAGCTCTACGGCTACGCCACCGACACCTCACTGATCTCGGCGGGATGGCCGATGCTGGACATGGTCGACTCGGGCCACACATCCGCGTCCGAGCAGACTACTTTGGACGGCTGGGCGACAGCGGACGTGGCGCTGTACAACTCGCAGCCGGAGCAGTGGCAGGCCACCGTTCTCGCCGACGCGGAGCCACGGCTCGGCTCGTACCTGCCTGGGCACTTCGCCGACTACAGCGTGAAGAACCACCACTGGCTGAAGAACGGCAAATACTCCTACCGCATCCTCGGCGTCTCCAACGGCCCGGAGCGGGACAAGGTGCTGCACCAGTTGCAGGCGGTGAGGGGGTCCTGAGTGGTCGCGAACCAGCCGATCGAACGCCCCCAGTCCCCGGACTTCCTGATCAACCAGCTGCGTGATCTCCAGCAGCGCGTGGACGAGCTGACCCGGCAATCGAAGTATCCGTTCTCGGTGTCGCACGGCGGAACGCCGGACTTCACGGTGCTCCCGAACACCGACAACTCCGGCGCTGTCGTGAGTGTTTACGACGGTGCAGGCACGCTGGTCGTCGCGACCGACCCGGACACGAAGTACGGGCTGGCCCGTCCCTACGCGCAGGTGCCGATGTACCCGTCGCAGCCCGGCCTTGTGTACAGCGGGGCCGGTGCGGCGACTCCGCTGTGGTCGGGGCAGTTGCAGCAGCTGAACTCGTGCTTCTACGCCTCGTGGAACTTCCTCGTGTCCTCGGGCGGGGTAACGGGCCTGACAGGGTCGACCTACGCCAAGCTGGTCGACACCGTCACCGGCTGGACCTGGACCACGCCCACCGTCACGCTCACGACCGGCATCGGCTCAACCGGCTCGCTGGTCAACGGACCGTTTGCAGTGCAGGTGCCGCAGGCGAGCCTCGGGCACTTCATGACGATCAACCTCTACGGCTGGGTCTCGGCGAACACCGGCAACTCGAACGCCGTCGCGATCACCCCGCTTGCCGTGCTGGGCGCGGACTACGCGCTGTCGCAGGCGTACTTCGCTGGCACCACTTCACCGTGAAAGGGGGCTCTCGTGCTGACGAGTACCCGAAACCCGTTCGAGACGCTGATCGTCGCGGCCTTCGGGCTGTACTGCTGCGTCGGCCTGGTCGCCTTCGACAACGTGGCCACCACAACCCTGCGCGGCTACCCGGTCCCGTTCGGACACGTGTTCCTCGCCGTCGGCCTGATCACGTGCTCGGTCGCGCTCACCGGCATCATCCGCGCGGCCACCGTGAAAGGTGTGCTGTGGGAGCGGGCCGGGCTGACCGGGCTCGCCGGCGTCGGCTTCGCGTACGCCTGCTGGGGCATCGGCACCACCGGCGTCCGGGCGCTGGCCTTCTGCCTCTTCCTGCTCGCGATGTCGGCGGCCGCGACGTGGCGCGCAGTGCAGATCTCCCGCGCCCGGAAGGTGGCCCTTCGATGAGCGACATCCTCACGTGGCTCGGCGGCGCCGGAGGCGTCGGGGCGGTGGCCAAGGCGGTGTTCGACATCGTCAAGGCCCGCTCGGACGCCCGGAAGGTCAACGCCGACTCGGCCGCCGTGCTCGTCCAGACCGCGGCCGAGTCCAACAAGGACCTCGGCGAGGACCTGAGAGAGGTCCGGACCGAGCTGCGCGAGGTCCGGGCGACGCAGCGGCGGCACGACGACGTGCTGCGCGTACACCACCGCTGGGACGAACAGGTCGTCGACCAGCTCCGCCAGCTCGGCGGGTCGATCGCCGACCCGCCGCCGCTCTACCTCCCGGAGGCACCCTGATGTCCTGGTACGTGGCGAAGTCCCTCGACATGCTGCTGGCGCAGCTGAACGCGAAGGCGCCCCGCCGGTCGAAGGTGTCCGACGGCTCGATCGGCGACGCCTCGCACTCGGCCCGGCTGTCCGACCACAACCCGACGAGCACCGGGCAGGTGTGCGCTCGCGACTTCACGAACGACCCGGCGGGCGGACTGGCCGGCCAGTGGCTCGCCGACGCGCTGGTAGCCAGCCGGGACCCGCGCATCAAGTACGTGATCTTCAACCACCGGATCATCGACAGCCGCGCGGGCCAGCACCCGTGGCAGTGGATGCCCTACTCGGGCGCCAACGCGCACGAGCACCACGTCCACGTCTCGGTGTTCGCCGGGGCGCTGGGCGACCGCACCGACCCCTGGAACCTCGGCGGCGGCACCAAGCCGTCCAGCCGCCAGCTGCTGAACGGAGACACGCACATGAAGCTGCCCGCCGAGATGAACACCCGCTCCGAGGTCATCGCCCTGCCGCCCGACGCCGACGTGAAGCTGGTCTTCGCGGCGAAGACCACGATCTTCGGCGGCCACATCTACTGCTGGTCGGCGGTGCCGGACAAGGGCACCGGCGGCGACCCGGTGAACTGGCGCACGGAGGTGAAGGAGGGCGAGGTCATCGCGGTCCCGCGCGGCACGTCGAAGGCGGAGATCTTCTACTCGTGCGCATCGGAGATCGACCTGTACGTGCAGGCCATCGCCTGACCGTCCGCTGGACCACACCCGAAGGGAGCCCGCCCGTGAGCGAGCAGGAGTACCACCCGAGCGCCCAGTTCAACCCCGGTCACCCGGATCACGCCGGGTGGGCGAACGGCCCGAAGCCGCCGCAGCTGCCCGCCGAGGCGCAGATCGTGCGCGACTTCCCCGACCCTGAGACGGCGCCGGCCGCCGAGGCCGGGATCGTCACGATGCACCAGGAGGGCGCGTTCGCCGACGAGCACGTGGCCCTCCCGGGCGCCGACGAGGAAGAGCCCGAGACGAAACCGAAGACAAGTCGCAAGCACTAGGCACACAAAAGCCCCACCTCCCCGATGCGGGAGGTGGGGCTTTTCGTCATGTCAATCCGTTGGGCTGCACAAGCTGGGTGAGCGGTGGCGGCACAGCGTAGAACTCGGCACGCGCAGACTCTTCTCCGTTGACCTTGCAGACCCACGCGTAGCCCTTGTTCGGCATTAGGGGCAACCCAGGGGTCATGGTGAACGCGAAGGTCGTAAGGAGGTTACTGCCCGCCTTAACGCCTGGTGGGCGCCCCACCTCGAACTCGGCTTCCGCTGTGATTGGCTTCGGGTCGCCAGCCGCGTCAACGACCTGAACGGGGTCTGTGCTGTCCTCGTCGATCAGGCTGAATTCGAGCTTGTGTCTACGGTTGGCGTCGTTCCACGGGACGTGGACAAACACAACCACGGCGTGAGATGCCAACGACTGGCCCGGGAGGGCAGGTGTGGTGTTCCAGCCCGCACCAAGCATGCTGATCTTGCCGGTTGCTTCTTCACGCTGAGCGGCATCGCAGAGCAGGAGGTCTACCTTCAC